ACTGCGCCGTGGAGGCGGCCCTGGCCGGCCAGCCCGTCGGCTGGTTCGCCCCGACCTACCACCTGCTCTCCGAGGCCTGGCGCTCTCTGAAGGGACGGCTCGCCCCGACGCTGGTGCGTGTCTCGGAGGTCGAGCACCGGCTCGAGCTGGTCACCGGCGGCGTGCTCGAGTGCTGGTCGATGGACGGCCCCGACCCGGCCAGAGGCCGCAAGTACGCCCGCGTCGTGCTCGACGAAGCGTCCATCGTCCGCGACCTCGACGAGCGGTGGCACGCCGCGATCCGCCCGACGCTGACCGACCTGGCGGGCGATGCCCTCTTCCTGGGCACGCCCAAGGGCCACAACGGCTTCTGGCGCCTGTACCAGCGCGGCGTGGCCGGCGACCCGGAGTGGTCGGCCCACACGGCGCCGACCGCCGACAACCCGCTGATCGACCCGCAAGAGATCGCGGCCGCGCGCCGCGGGATGCCCGAGCGGACGTTCCAGCAGGAGTACGAAGCGCTTTTCCTGGACGACGGCGGCGGCGTCTTCAGGGGCGTCCGCGCCGCCGCGACCGCCGTGCCCCAGGACCGCGCGATCGCGGGCCACACCTACCGCTTCGGCGTCGACTGGGGCCGCACGACCGACGCGACGGCCATCGCCGTCCTCGACACCACGCTGTCGGCCTGCGTCCACCTCGACCGGTTCACCGACACGGCCTACGCCACCCAGCTCGGCCGGTTGCGCGCCCTGTACGACCGCTTCCGCCCGACGCTCATCGTCGCCGAGCGCAACGCGATGGGCGACCCGCTGGTCGAACAACTGCAGCGGCTCGAGCTGCCGGTCAAGCCGTTCGTGACGACCGCCCAGTCGAAGGCCGACGTGGTCGACGCGCTCGCGCTGGCCTTCGAGACGGAGGCGCTGACCATCGTCCCGGATCCGGTGCTGGTCGCCGAGCTCGAGGCCTACGAGAGCACCCGGCTGCCGTCGGGCCTCATCCGCTACGGCGCGCCGGCGGGTGTCCACGATGATTGTTGTATCGCGCTCGCTCTAGCGTGGGGCGTCCGCACACCCTCCTGGGGAGCCGCCTGAATGGATATCTGGGCCTTCTTCAAAGCCCTGCGGCCCCGCTTCGGCGCCGGCCGCCGCTCGGGTTGGGGCGCCGCCACCCTGGCCAACTGGACCGCGTCGGAGGTCTCCACGCGCACCTGGGCCACCGGCGGCGACGCCTACGACACCGCCCACGTCGACCCGGCGGCGTCGTCCATCGTCGCCGCGGTCGTCCTCTGGGTGGCGCGCACCTTCCCCGAGGCGCCGCTGCGCGTCCAGCGGCGTGCCCGCGACGGCGCGCTCACCCCGATCCCCGAGCACCCGTTGGCCGCCCTGGTCGCGCGGCCGAACCCGTACTACGCCGGCCCGCTGCTCTGGCAGGCCACCCTGGCCGATTACGTCCTCTTCGGTAACGCCTACTGGGCCAAGGTCAGGAGCGGCCCCGGCCGGCCGACCGAGCTGTGGTGGCTCCCCGCCCAGACCGTCCGCGTCGAGGCCGACGAGGACTCCGAGCGCCTGGTCGACTTCTACGAGTACACGCCGAGCGGCACCCGGGCGCCCGTCCGTCTCGACCCGGCCGACGTCGTCCACTTCCGCTACGGGCTCGACCCCGCCGATCCGCGCCGCGGCCTGTCGCCCGTCACGAGCGTGCTCCGTGAGGTGCTGACCGACGACGAAGCGGCCCGCTTCAGCGCGTCGCTGCTGCGCAATATGGCGATCCCCGGCGTGATCATCAGCCCCTCCGAGCCGGTCTCGCAGGCCGACGCCGAGGCGGTCAAGGCGAAGTACCGCGACACCTTCGGCGGCAGTCGCCGCGGCGACGTGCTCGTGATGCGCGGCCCGTCCACCGTCGCCGCCTTCAGCTTCAACCCGCAGCAGATGGATCTGAAGACGATGCGGACCGTCCCCGAGGAGCGCATCTGCGCCGTCCTGGGCGTCTCGCCGATGGTCGTCGGACTCGGCGCGGGCCTCTCGAGCAACACCTTCAGCAACCAGGCCGACGCGCGGGAGGCCGCCTACGAGGGCTGCCTCATCCCCACCCAGCGCCTGCTCGCCGCCGAGCTGCACACGCAGTTACTGGGCGACTTCGTCGAGCGCGCCCAGCTCCCCCAGTTCGTCGTCGACTTCGACCTGACGCAGGTGCGCGTGCTCCAGCCCGACCTCGACAAGCTCTGGACGCGCCTCGACGTCGGCGTGCGCGGCGGCTGGGTCTCGCCCAACGAAGCACGCGCCCAGGTCGGCCTGAACGCCGTGCCCGACGGGGACGTGTTCTACGTGCCGTCGTCCCTCGTGCCCACCGCCACGGACGCGCTCCTGGTCGAGCCAGCCCCCGAGGAGGAGCCGCTGGCCCTGCCGTCCCCGGTCGAGGAGGAGGGTGAGGAGACCGCGGAGGAGGAGGAGGCCGCGTGATGGCCGAGAGCGTCGTGCCCCGGCGCCGCGCCCTGCTCGAGGTCGATGCCCGCGTCCTGGTCGAGATGTGCAAGGCCGGCGCCGGCCTGCGCGTGACGCACGACCCGATCCCCGACGACGCCGAGGCCGTCGGGGCGCGCTACGACGCCGTGCGCGATCTGTGGGAGATCGCCCTCGAGAGCCGCGCCTTCGCCGCCGTCGGGGAAGGCCGCGCCTACCCGGTCCTGCCGCCGCCCCGCTTCGAGCGCATCGGCCCGTGAGCCGCTTCTCGGCCGCCGTCACCCGCGTCCGCGCCCGCTCCGTCCCGCCCCTCGAGCGCGCCCTGGCCACGTACCTCGCCGCCGAAGGCCGGCGCACCGCGCGCACCGGCTCTTTCGACTCCGTGCGCTTCGGCCGCGGGCTGAGACGCATCCTGGCCCGCCACGACACCGCGGTCCTCGACCGCGTCGTGCCCCTCGTCTCGGCCGCCACCGGGACGGACGCCGCGCCCGACGCGACCGCCCAGCGCCGCTACCTGCGCGCCGCCGGCCGCTACTGGCCGGAGATAACGGCTTACACCCGCCGGATGGCGTCTCAGGCGATCGAGGCGGGCGAGCCCGTCGGCGCCCTGCACGTCTTCTCCCCGGCCCGCGCCGCCCTGGTCGCCCGTTCGGAAACGTACAGGGCGGTGAACCTGTCGACGACGGCCGCGCTGGCCGTGGCCGGCGTGACCCACGTCCGGGTGACCGACGGCACGACCTACGACGACGCCTGCCGGGCGGCCAACGGCTCGACCTGGACGCTGGCGCGGGCCGAGGCCGAGCCGCTGCAGCACCCCCGCTGCACGCGCAGCTTCTCCCCGGCACCGAGGCGGGCGGCGTGAGGGACCGACGCGCTGTAGTGCCCAACAGCCGTCTCTTTCCGGCCGAACGCCTCCAGGCACCACCCCCGCGCGAATCGGCGGCAGACGGGCGAGCGGTTGGCGGCTCTTACGTCAAGGGATGGCGCATGCCGGCCGAGCCGTGGTCGGCGTGAGCGTCCAGCCCTACCGCTGCCCGACCTGCGGCAAGCTGCTGTTCAAGTCCGACGCCGACGCCGGCAGGGTCGAGACCTACTGCCGGCCCTGCAAGGTGCTGCGCTCGATCGAGCTGAAGGCCGCCCCGCGCCCGCTTGACGCGGGCCGGCGGCGCGCCGTAGAGTGCCCCTAGTCGTCCGCTGAGGGCCTGCGAGCCCTGTTCGCCCCGATGGCCGTCGAGCCGGGGGCCGGGGCCGCCAGCGGTGGAAACGAAGGCACTGGCCGACCTGGCCTGGTCCGAGGCCGCCGAGGGCGCCGTCCGCGCGACCTTCTCCCGCTTCGGCGTCGTCGACCGCGACGGCGACGTCACGAAGAAGAGCGCCTTCACCGACGGCCAGGACGTGCCGATGGTGCGCTCCCACGATTGGAGCCGCCCGATCGGCAAGGGCACGATCCGCGTGCTCGACGACCGCGCCGTGTTCGACGGGCGCTTCTTCCTCGACACGATCGACGGCCTCGACGCCTACAAGACCGTCAAGAACCTCGCCGAGCTCCAGCAGTACTCCTACGGCTTCCAGGTGCTCGAGGCCGAGGACGGCACCCACGAGGGCAAGGCCGTCCGCGTGCTCAAGCGGCTCGAGGTGTTCGAGGTCAGCCCGGTGCTCGTCGGGGCCGGGATCGGCACGCGGACCGAGCGCATCAAGGCGCTGGCCGAGATGACCGCCGAGCTGAAGGTCGGCCGCCGGCTCGCGGCGGCGCCCCGCGCCCTGGCCGTGGCTAGGCTGGCGGCCGCCCGCGACCGTCACGAGGCGTTCGTGGCGATGATGACCGCCTTCCTGCAAGACCCGGATTCCGACCCCGAGGAGGCCGCCGCGCCGGAGGCGGCCAAGAGCGTGGTGGCCATCACGCTCGAGGAGATCGCCCGGCGCCGCGCACGTTACGGCATCCCTGAGAGGAGTTGACCTGTGGCCAACTTGACCGACCTGCGGGAGGAGTACGTCGAGGCGAGCAACGAGTTGGCCGAGGTGCTGGCCCAGGCCGGCCCCGACAAGGACTTCTCACTCGTCACCCGGCTGGAGGGCTCCGAGGACGAGAAGCAGACCTGGTGCAACGACCAGGACAAACGCCTCCTCGAGCTCGGCCGCAAGATCGACGCGCTCGAGAACCTCAACCGGCTCGAGCAGATCAACGAGGACCGCCGCGACCGCTTGCCCCCGCCCGGCGCTCGCCCGCCGATGCCGACGAACAACGGCAACGGCCTCGCCCGCTACCAACCCCAGAAGAGCCTGGCGCAGATCCTGGCCGGCCACAAGGGCCTGGCCGAGATGCGTACCCGCCAGCGCGGCGGCGCCTCCTTCGATCTCGACGTCGCCGAGCTGAAGACCCTGGTGACCCTGACCAATATGACCCCGCAGGCCCAGCGCGTCGGCGCGGTCGACTTCGCCGTGCAGCGCATCACGGTCGCCGACCTGCCGCTGCAGGGCACGACGACCCGCAACACGATCGACTACTACGAGCAGACCGGCGAGACCAACGCCGCCGACGTCGTGGCCGAGGGCGGGACGAAGCCCGAGTCGGCGCTGGCCTGGACGCTGCGGTCCGAGACGATCCGCAAGATCGCCACGCATCTGCCGGCCACGGACGAGGTGCTCGACGACAACCCCGGCCTCGAGGCGCTCATCTCCGGGCGCCTGCGCTACATGGTCGAGTGGAAGGAAGAGCAGGAGATCCTCAGCGGCAACGGCACCGGCCAGCACCTGCTCGGCTTCCTCAGCCGCGGCTCGGGTGGCCTGCAGAACGTCACCAAGGCCGCCGGCGAGAACAACGCCGACGCCATCTTCCGCGCCATGCAGGCCGTGCGCGGCGCCGCGGGGACCGCCGGCGTCGGCTTCGCCGAGCCGACCGCGGTCGTGATGCACCCGCAGAACTGGAGCGCGATCGTCCTGCTCAAGGCGACCGACGGCCCCTACATCTGGACGCATCCGTCCACCGTCGGCCCGGCGACGCTGTGGGGCAAGCCGGTGATCCTCACGACCGCGATCACGCTCGGCACCGCGCTGGTGGGGGCCTTCCGGCCGCACAGCGAGGTCTTCCGCCGCCGCGGCGTGACCGTCACGCTCTCCTCCGAGCACGGCACCAACTTCGTCGAGAACAAGGTGACGATCCTGGCCGAGTCCCGCCTGACCCTGGCCGTGTACCAGGCGAGTGCCTTCTGCACCGCCACGTCGCTCGTCGCCGCCTAAGGAGGCCCGCATGCCGATCAGCCCAGGCACCGGACTCGGCACGCCGCTGCAGAACGCCGGCGCCCCGTCGGCCGGCACCGACGAGGTGCAGACGCTCACGATCGGTGGCACGCCCACCGGCGGCACCTTCCGCCTGAGTTTCGGCGGCTTCACCACCGCCGCCATCACCTGGTCGAACGTCAACGCCACGCTCGTCGCCGCGATCGACGCCGCGCTCGAGGCGCTGGCCACGATCGGGACCGGCGGCGTGACGACCGCCGTCGGCACCGCCACCGCCGGCATCGGTACCTTCACCCTCACCTTCGCCGGCGCGCTGGCCAAGCGGGCGGTCGGCGCCGTCGCGGTGGCCGACAACTCCCTGACCGGGACCAGCCCGACGCTGGCCGTGGCCGAGACGACGCCGGGCGTGGACGCGACGGCCCGCGGTGCCCCGACCGGCGCGCTCCTCGTCGACACGACCAACGGCAAGCTCTACATCAACACCTCCACGAACGCGAACGCGCCGACGTTCGTCGTCGTGGGCACGCAGACGTAGGATCGGGGCGAGGAGGTAGCCCCGGTGTTCACATCCGAGAAGCGGCTCTACCTGACCCGCGACAAGAGCAAGGTCGTCGAGGAGGGCTCCGAGGAGGCCGCGTTCCTGCTCGTCGCCGAAGGCGGCCAGATCCCGCTCGCGGAGGCCGAGCGTCTGGGCCTGACGAAGAAGCCCGAAGAGAAGGCCGCCGAGAAGCCGGCCGCGACCAAGGCCGTGCCCCGGCCGCCGGCCACGAAGGGCCGCTAGCCGGTGCCGAAGGGCTACTGCACGGCGGCCCAGGTCGCGGCCGTGCTCGGCGTGGAAGCCACCCCCGCGTTCGTGGAGGCCGCCGAGGCGCGCATCGAGGCCGCCGAGGACGCCATCGACCGCTACACCGGCCGCGCCTGGCTCGTCCCGTCGCCCGCCACCGGGGAGCGGCACCGCGCCGGCCGCGACGGCGTCGTCTGGCTCGACCGGACCCCGATGCTGGCGGTGACCGCCGTCAGCGCCCGTCCGGCCCAGGTCGGCGGCCTCAGCACGGTCCTCGTGGACGGCACCGACTACGAGCTCGCGGATGCGACCGACGGCGTCCTGCTCGTGCGCTCCGGCGTGCTCGGCCAGTACCTCTCCGTCGACTACACCCACGAGAACCCGCTGCCGGTGCCGCCGGTCGTCGCCCAGGTCTGCCTCGAGATGAGCGTGCGGGCCACGGTCGCGTCCTCCGTCGGCTCCTCGAGCGGGACCGCCGGGGCGCTCGCCGCGGGGATCAAGTCGTACTCCGTTGGCCAGGAGCTCCAGGTCACCTTCGCCGACACGGCGGCGAGCGGCTCAGCCGGCGCCGCTTCCAGCGGCGGCGTCACGGTCCCAGCCGACCTGCTGGGCCAGCTCGCCGCCGTCCGCCTCGTCCGGCCGGTCTTCGCCTGATGCCCGGTCCGCACGGCATCCCCCTCTTCGACCGCACGGCCGACGTCTTCGCCTACAACCCGACAACCGGACAGGACGACACCCCGACCGTCACCGGCCTGAACTGCCGCCTGGCGCATAACCGCGTCGGCGCCGGCACGCCGCTCCCCGACCGCGCCGAGCTCGCCTCGAGCCGCCGCCTCATCTGGGATCCCGCCGTCGTGCTCCCCGACCATTGCACCGTGGTCGTCGAGGGCATCGCCTGGCGCACCGCCGCCGGCACCCACCAGCTCCTCCGGGACTGGAACAGCGTCGGCGTCTACCGCGAAGCGATGGTCACGCGCCAGGAGACCGACTAGTGGCGAACGTCGAGCTCCGGGGCCTCGAGCAGGCGGTCGGCCACCTGGCCCAGCGCGCCGCCGTCGGCCTGGCCGTCGAGCGCACCGCCTACGCCGTGGTCAACGACAAGGTCTACGCCCGCCCCATCGTGACGGGCCGCTTCCGGGACGGCCGCATCGCGCGCCGGGCCGGCGGCACCTGGTCGATCACCCGCGCCGCCGCCGCCGTCGGTCCGCTGCTCGCCCCGGCGATCGCCCGCGCGATCCCGCAGGGGCCGGCCGCCGTGCTCCGGGCGCTGCGGACCCAGGCCGGCAACCTGCTCGAGCAGACGAAGACCCGGGAAGCGGTCAGGAGCGGTGCGCTGCGCGCCGCCTGGCGCATCGTGGCCCGCAACGCCCGCGGCTGGGGGCCGCTCTGATGGTCGCCGCGCCGGCGCCGCTGACCTGGGATCCGCTCGCCCCGCTGTCCGCGATCGTCGCGCTAGCCGCCTCCGTGCCGGGCGTGGCGTCGGCCGCCGTGGGGGAGCCGAAGGCCGTCGCGGACAAGGTCGGCGCCTTCGTCACCGGGGGTGGCTTCGACACGCGGGTCAAGCTGATGGGCGGCGTCTCGACCGCCGTGCTCCGCTACCGGGTGACCTTCGTGTGCCGGGTGCTCAAGCAGCAGGCCGCGGCCGAGGCGACCGTGATCGGCTGCGCGCTCGCCTTCGCCGCCGGGATCGAGGACGACCGCACGCTCGGCGGGACGTGCAACAGCGCCGACGTCGATGCCTCCGTGGCCGACACGCCGCAGTACGTGCTGCTGGCCGACGAGGAGTTCCGGTACTACCCGGTCGTCGTGTCTGTGACGCTGCAACGGGGCTTCTCGCCCGTCACCAGCCAGTAGGAGGTTCCTATGCCGGGCGAGCTATGGCGCAGCGCAGCCGAAGTCGGCGTCGAGACCACCTGGGGCACCGCGGTCCCCGCGACGCGCCTCCTGTACCCGCTCGAGCTCACGGTCGCCAACGAACGCGAAGGCAGACCCAAGCGCATGGCCGTCGGCTCGAGGGCCAACGTCCGGGGCTTCACCAGCGGGCCGGATGTGGTGTCCGGGACGGCACGGATCGATATGTCGCCGGACGAGATCATCGAGTGGCTGCTCATCACCCTGCAGGGCGGCGTGACGCCCACGACCGCGCCGGGCGGGACGCTGGCCAAGCTCTGGACGTTCGTGCCCGGCGGCGAGAGCTTGAACAGCCTGACCGCCCGCTACAACGACGGCGCCAACGCCTGGATCGGCACCGGCATCATGGGGCAGAGCATCACCTTCGAGGGCTCGGCCGCCGGCGAGTCGACCGTCTCGGTCGAGTTGTTCGGCAAGGGGCGGACCTCCGGCGCGCTCACCGGAGGGCTCACCGAGCGCACGCCGACCTACCTCGAGGGCTGGCAGGCGCTCTCGTACATCGACGGCTTCGGCGGCACGCCGGGCACGACGGCCGTCGTCGCGCTGACCGCCTGGTCGGTCGTGATCGGCAACAACCTGGACCGCAAGTACCTGGCGGACAACGACAAGCAGGCGAACGCCATCCCGATCGGCGTGCTCGATTGCACCGCGACGTTGACCTTCGAGGCCGCCGTCGCCGCGACGGACACCGAGGTCGCCAACTGGGACGCCGACACGCCGCGTCTGGTGCGGTTGGCGTTCCTCGGGCCGGCCGACGGCATCGAGAGCGGCCAGAGGGCATCCATCGCCATCGACATCGCCGGGCACTGGCAAAACCCGGACTTCACGGGCGAGGACGCCGGGACGCGCACGTACCAGCTCGAGTTGACGTACCGCTACGACCCGACCAACGCCTTCGGGTGCCGGGTGCAGGTCACCAACGGCCGCGCGGCGGCCTGGGGCGCGACGTAATGCCGCCGAAGCAGAGCGCGCAGGCCCTGATCCGCGACCTGCCGCCGGTCGTGGATATGCGCCCGCCGGACCGGGGCGGTCCCGTCCCGGGCGGTCCCGGACCGCCGGGATCCCCCTCCTCGGGGTCCGTCCCGCAGGTGCGCCGGCGCGAGGCCTGGGTCGAGCTGCCCGAGCCGTACGCCGGCTTCAAGTTCCGGCTGTGGCTCTCGGCGCCCTCGGCGACCTGGCTCGCGGTCGAGGGCGCCGGCGCGTACGAGGCGCTCTCGCAGTTGGTGCTCGAGCACAACGGCTGGCGGGACGAGGACGGGGTCGTCTACCCGCCGCCGAGCGAGCCCGCCTTCTGGACGGCGATCCCGACCGAGCTCGCCGGGTGCGTGGTGGCGGCCAGCCAGGCGGAGATGGCGAAACTCCCAAACTCCCTCATGCCGACCAGGCGGCGCTGAGCCGGTGGCTGCGCGCCGCGCCCGCTACGTCCGCCGCGCACCGCGTGCCCTGGGCCTACCTGCGCCTCCTCCTCGGGCGCGAGTGGCACCTCCCGCCCTGGGCGGTCGACCAGGCGCCCCACGACGAGGTGCTCGCCACGCTCCGGATCCTCGAGATCGAGAGCGAGGCCCGCTCCTGGCACGAACGGCAGCGGAAGTGAGGACGGGTCGGGCTTCTCGCTGCGCGATTCATTCCGCCCGGAGGAG